CGGCAGTTTCGACTGCGAATTGACCGGGACTGCAGGGGGTGATATTCACCACATTGACGCCAGGGGTATGGGCGGAAACCCGGATAAATCAAAAGATGTTATCGAAAACCTAATGTGCCTCCGTAGGGATGCGCATGACTACTTCGGTGATAAAACAAAATTTAAGTCTTGGCTCAGGGAGGTCCACGCTGACTACATGGAGCGTAGAGTGCCTAAATTTGATAATTTTTATTGGGTAGTCCCCGTGTTCTTTTTTGATTTTAGCTTTGGCTTTTGTAGTTGGGAAACACCATCTATACTTAAATCCGGTTTTAGTCCTGACCTTTTTCCAGACAGGATCAACTTCTATGACCCCGGATATTCCCAAAGATGGTATTTCGTATTTTACTTCCATTTCACGTATCGTATGTTCCGACTCGCCGAAAGCCACTCGTATTTATCCGGGTTTTGATATACCCACTGTCTCGTAAGGCTGTGAACTTTACAGAAGTCAGACACTTTCATGTACCCAAACGCCTCTGGTTGGAAGGTAAACGTATAAACCCCTTCTTTGTATTCGACAAAAGGCTTGTATTTTTCAAACAACTCATCTGCCAACATTTGATCGTGGTCGCCAGTGGGCTTTAGAGTGTATATCAACCTGTAAGGCTTCTTGAGCCAGGCCTTTGTTCCGTACTTGGATTCTATCAACATAGTTCGGTCTGTAAGTTGTAGCCGTGTGACTGTAAATACTTAAGGTCTTTGTCGTCTGGGAAGGAAACAGCGTAAACGGTTCGGTTTTTTGCGTCCACTTTATAGCCTTTCTTTTTTAGCCGGGCGTGGGCGCGGTAACGCTTGGCGGCTTCGGTTTTGAATTTCATCCATTATTCTTTTTACCTCCATGTGGAGGGATTTGAGATAAAGTTTTTCACAGTACTCGACAAGGGTCTCCATTTTTCCGGTCTTGACTTTAAAGATCGCCTTCAAAGACCTGTTTGCGCCTTTTTTAAGATGGCAAATCCAAGTCTTAGTTGTCTTGTTTCCGAGGTTGTATTTTTTCTCAACCCCGTCCTCGTAGTAATAGTAGCCGTCTTCCCCTACTCTGATACAAAAGGGAAGGTCGGTAACATACTCAAGGTGATTTCCGTCGTCAGGGTAGTTTTCTATCGTGCGTGTCATCCTGATGTATTTTTCACCGGCCTTCTAAGGGCCATTAAGAAATCAAAGTTAAAATATCCCTTGAGCCATTTGTCGAGGACTTTAAGGGAGTTTTCTTTTTTCAAATAGACTACTGCGTTAACGTGTATCCTTGTGGTAAATTATTCAGGCAGCATTCTAACTGCCGTAAAAACTTTTTCTGGAGAAAGTCCAAGTACCTCAGCTTCCTTTTCATCGAGGGAAAGAACGAGCTTCACCTGGAAGTCCCCGTGACTCATTACAATGATGGTGTCTTGCGCCTGGGCGAAGAAACAAAGAAGGATTAGCGAGGCGGTAGCTTTTAAGGCTTGGGCCTTTTTGTTCATTTTTTCGAGTTCCTTCTTAAGTTTCTCGATTTGCTTTTTTTGCTCTGGTGTCATTGATTATAATTTGTTGTGAACGGGGGCTAAGTTTTTCTTGGTATAAAAAATGCAAATATTGCCGGGATGATTAAAAGTAGCATCCATTTTTCAAAGTCTGGGAGATCGAACTGATCCACCGCCCAACTCCATCCCATTACAACAAGGATGACAATTACTACAAAACCGGCTAAAGAGTATCTTGCTTTCATAAGTTTTAAATTATCCGGGATTCTCGTACCCGGGGACGCCCCTTCTAACCATTAGGCTTATGATTTAACCGCGAACCTTAACTGGTTAGATAACTCTGCGATGCGCGAGGCCACGCCACCCTATAACTCGCGGACTAAACTGGTGGACACGGATGGATTTGAACCACCATCCTCGGATTAGCCTCCGAAGCTCTGCTGTTGAGCTACATGCCCAGTTGCCCCACTTTTGGGGCTGAAATCTCATTAATAGCGATTATCGCTCTTTGCCCGACAAACCTACGAACATTATATTGATTTGTCAAGAGGTAGATTATAAAAAGAATTTATTGACTGATAGAAAATATCTATATTGTTATCCGGGCGTTGCTATTGACAAACCTGAATAGATAGCTTAGATTTGTCGGAAATTACAATGATATGAAAATGACAGTCCAAACAGAGAAAGACCTTGAAATGCTTCAAGGCATCACAACAGAGATTGACAAGATCATAACAGAAGGAATGCAGAACAGGAAGTGAATTTAATGATATCAAAGAAACAAATGAGACATATTTATAATGAAGTTGCAGAAATAAACGCGTGCATTTCATCAAATAAAATGTTAATGGATATGAACGCATCTGAACAAAAAGAAGTTACAATGGAAGATTTAAGATTTATTTGCAAGAATGACCATAAAGCATATGAACACATGAATGGGCTTATGAAATACATGCATGTGGTTATGCAGTGGGATGATTGAAATGGAAAAACTAACAAAAATAGAGCATGTTCATGGATCAGAAGATTTGCTTGCATGGTGTGAGACCTGTCATGCATGGATAGAGCAAGTCAAAGTTTGCTTGGACTGCAACACATCAGCAGGCATCAAGGATTATATATACTGCCAGGAATGCAATACAGCAATAGCAAGGAGTGAGTGAAATGAAGATGTATAGGTGTGGTGAATGTGGGGGACCATGCATATTAATTGTACCAATTGAAGATCATCCACCAAAAGATTGCCCTTATAAATATAATCTCGGATATGCAGAATGGCATGAATATGTGGTGAAATAATGCCAAGCAAAGAATGCCTTAATATCAGAAAGCGCACAATCCTAACAACATATTGCGCCATGCAGAATGGAGACCACCAGGAGCGCTGCTGTGACTGTGAGCATAGAGAGATCCGTATATGTGGCATCATGGCAGGCTTGCACCCAGGCATGAAGCAATGCGAGGATTGCTCTTTTCCGAAGGTGAATTTATGAAAGTACAATTTAATGAATTTGGTTTTGAATGGGGATATATCAAAGTTGAAAGAACAGCATCAAACGATGGTAGAGACAAAAGAAAAAAGTTTAATATCCTCACTATAAAACATCCAAAAGGGCATAAAATACAGATAATTGCCACAAAAGAAGAACTGGAAGTAAAAACACATGCAGAGGATCACAGATTTCCGAGGGTGTGATGATATGGATATAGAAGAAGTTCGTAAATATAAACAAGAAAAATGCAATCAAATGCCATATAAAACTTGTAGAGAATGTGATAAATCTTGGGACTCAGTTGAAAATTGTGATCGTGATACATCATGAAGCACACAACAGTCAATTGCTCATCATGCAACAAAGAGATGAAGATAAAGGTCGCTGCTGGATTCAGGGCGCCAGATCGCATCATGTGCAAGGCGTGCTCACAAGGCGAAACACACATACCAAAAAAAATCAAAATCAACTTAGGTAAAGCAATGGAGATTGCAGCAGGATATAAGCGCGTGAGGCGCTGCGAGCATAGAGAAAAGAACTTTGTGGTAACTGGCAAGATGGCGCCAACTGTGAGGGAAGCAGGACAAAGGAAGCGGATATATGGAAGTGCATAAAATGACATTTGGCATTCGTAACAAAGACCAAGCATGCTCAGTATGTGGCAGACAACTTAAGAAGCAAAGAAAAGATATTAATTTTGCTCATTGCTGTGCTGCATGCTGCAACTTGCTTGAAATATTGGATAGAAAGGCAAAGAAGATATTTGGAGTTTGATTGCATTAGATTCATAGGTACAAACACAAGCACACCCTGCATATCGTGCCTCATATCTCATCCTCATGCGCCAATTTTCGCATTAAAAAAAGAACTTACGGAACGACCGTAAGTGTTGTTGTGTTTCCACTTGTGACATTAAATGTTTCTGGCCATACCTGTGGTATAATATACTCTCTTCCTAGAAAAACAGTATAATACCACATCATGTCTTCTGTTACTTCATGATTTGGTGCATACCATACGTTCCAATCTGAACATGTATATCCATTAACTATTTCAACATAATCACAATGTATGTCTCCAAAGTCTTCAGATATTGCAGGACTGGATATCAATAAAACAATAGCCATAAACATAATTAATAAAATTATAACTCGTTTCATATTTCACCTCCTCTCATGATGGTTCAAAAATTTCATAAGCAATTGTGCAAGTATTAGCTCCATTTGTGTTATTTATTATGAAACTTGCGCCTGCTGTTCTTGATGATTCATACAATATTCCTATATTTGTATTACATTGTTGATAATTATAAAATAATCTTGAGTTTGCTGTTATTTGAGTATTAGATACTATGCATGATCCAGCCACCATAGAACATGTGCCTTGTTTTGCGTTTGTTCCTTCTTTTATTTGTATTCCTTTGCCTACTCCTAACATAGTAAAGTTGGCTGTACTTCCAATTTGAATTGATTTGTTATCACAAATATTTAAAACCGTCTCTATATTTGAAGTCCCTGGTATTGCCCGCCATATACCTAGCTCACTTGTTCCAGTAGAAAAACCACCGGCACAGTTAGGCGAATTTGGTTTTATAAACAAAGACCAACCCGATTTAGTAGTATCATCTTGTGATTGATCGGCTCTTGCATTCACTCTAAAATTATATCCACCCGTAAGATCATTTCCGGTTACTCTAAACTTTATTACTGACGAGGACTGATCAAATTCGGTTATTGGGTTTGCTAATCCCGTAAAACTTCGATTCACAGTAAAATTTACAGCATTATATGAATTTGTTTGATGCAAAACAAAAGAGGATGAATTTGTAATATTATTATATTGCATATTTAGTATTCCAGTCATCGAATCCCCTGATTTATTGACTTTCGTGCTAAGATTTGTTTCAAGCTGTGTTGCATTGATGCAATTATCGCATGATGCATTGCCTGTCCCATTTCCTGTTGTGTTAAAATAGTTGTTTGTGATCTCACGCTGCCATTCGTGCCAGCAATCACCCGGTATTCTCTCCATTCGTAGTGATGCGCGTTGTTTGCTTCGATCTTGTATGATGCATATCGCGGAATCATTGCAACTATCGTTTTGTTGCTTTGCTCTGATGCTCCGAGAGGACGCCCTGATGTGTCTGCCACCTTTGTACCATTAATGAAAAGATGGATCTCTGCTGTCTGGCTGACATTCTGGCCATGACCCCATACAAAGATCTCTATTGGTGTTTCGTTTGCATAGTAAGTCACTCCCTGTACCCTTTCTCCTGTTCCGACTGTCTCCCCTGGCACACTTGGTGCGAGGTTTGTGTTATTTATTTCAATATCAAAAACTGAATCGGTCTGTATCGGAAGTACAAAACCAATTATTCCAAACACAACTGCGATTAGAATAAGTTTAAGTTCAAGATTCATGAAAACTCATCCGTATTGTTGTATTGCTGATCCTGTGCTGTCGTATATGTGTGCTTTCTGATAACTGCTCTGACCCCCCATATCATCACAATAACGATAAATATGGATGGTATCGCATAAGCATAGTCAATATATCCAAGATAATTACTCATTACACTTGTTCCCCATGATGATAATGGCATTGATACAATTTGTATATTGATTTGATTTTCAAACGCATCTAGCAAGGCGCCAACTACGAGCATAAGAAACGCCATTACAAGAATCACAAATAGCACATAAAATCCCACTTCTAATGGGTTTTCTGCTCTATCGTCTTTTATTAAGTTCATATTTTCTGCTCCAATTTCTCTTGTTTTTTCAGTAATATATATACTACTACCATAATAATATATGTTATTGTCATAGCAGATGTTTTTCCTATGCTATGTGCTAACAACTGAGATATAGAAAAAGTCAATAAAATTGTAAGTATCTCAGGAAGATACTTGATCATATCTCCCCAGACTGCTTGTCAATTGCTTTTTTTACTACATAAACAATGAACAAAAGCACCATGTATAAAGGATAGTACTTAAGATCATCATATATTCCTGTCATCATGTCTGCTCTATCTTGTGTGTATGGCAACGCACTGTTATTTATAAGATCGTTATTTGCTTTCTGGTTTTCATCCATCACCGGGCCAAGCATAACATAAGCAAGTCCGATTATAAATATACCAATTATAAAAAATATTATCGTGCCAGCTTGTCCTGATTCATTCTTCACAAAGCTCATTTGCGCCTCTTTATTAAATCTGCTTCGAGTTGCTTTACTGTCTTTCCTCCAAGCTTTGTTGTGTATTTTCTGCCAGATATGAGCAATGATGATGATTTTTTTATTCTCGTTGAAACGCTTGATCTTCTTTGTCTTGGTAATTCTGTTATCTTTGTGGGCCTGCGATTTAATAATTCAGTCGGTCTTTTTATGGCAATATCAGTTGTTTTGGTTGCAGTCTTTGCCTCTTGAATAATTTTAGTTCTAATGATTGGTTTTGCTACTGTCAATGTATCTATATTCTGTATAGTCCGTACTTTTTGAACTGGTTTTAATGATATTCTTTGTGCTGCTTCACTCTTTTGTTTTAAAATATTTGATGGTGTGGTTATTGATTTTGTTTTTTGAGACAGAGACGTTTTTTGTAAATTTAGAATTGTTGGCAACACAATATTAACTCTTTCTGGTTTTGCTCTTGATAGTTGTTTAACTCCAGAAAGAACTATATTAGGTCTTAATTCATCTTTTAATATTTTCTGTGGTGCATATGCTAATTGAGTTCTGCTTATCTCTCTTGCGCTTGTGGGAGATGTTAATAATCGCCTTGTTGGAGTTTGCTGAGGTGCTGGCAATAATTTTTGTTCTGCCCACCTTGCCAATACGGTCTCTTGGGATTCAATTAAAGGGTGCTTCTTAATAGATTCAACATATTTATTAAACTCAGGAGTGCCATATCTAAACTCTGGAGGATTTTCTATTTTTGGTTGTGATTTTGCTAAACTTGCTTGATATTTTGATTCAAAAGTTCCATATAAGTTTCCTTGGGTTGATGTTCTTTCAAGATAAGAGGGTGTTTTTTGTTCAGGTGCAACCCTTAGATTTCTTAAAGATTCTGGCACTGTTGGTCTTTCTGCAAAAATTACTGTTCGTTGTGGATATAATGTTGCTGTTTCACTTCTTGCAAAAGTCTTGAATCCTTCAGAAGTTACTTTCGGAACGCTTACTTTTGGTGCATACCTTCCTATTACTACCATACCCACCAACGAACCTACAAATTCAACAGGTTTAGTTGTTGCCTGCTCTGATATTTTTGAAGAAAGTATTTTGAATCCTGTTGGCAATCCACGCAAAGAAGCAGAAGGGTATCTTATGATCGCTTCGCCTGCTCCGGCAACCTGCCCGGCAAATGCAGGTAATCCAGTGAACGCAGATGCAAATCCAACTGTTGCTTTGACTGGAAAGGATGATTTTTCATCATATCCTACTGTGCGCTCAACTCCTGATTGTAATCTTGAAGAGATGCCCTCTAATCTTCGGACAGTACCATAAGTATAAAATCCTTTTGTCCTGCTTTGAAACTCTGCTCTTTCTGCAATGCTCCCAGGTTGTGCAGGTGTCGGGAATCCCGGCCTTATGCCTGCCTGCTCTCTTGGCGCTGGCCCGAAGAATCTGCTTGGTGTTCTCTGTGGTTCTTGTGATTGAGGGGCATATTGTGGCGCAAGTGTTGCTCTGACATGTTCAGGTGCGAAGCTTCTATCATACCCAGATGCAAGTTCGTATCCTCTCTGTGCAGCTTCTTGGCTCGCAAATTGCGCTGTGGGGCTTCTTAGCATGCGCTGTATAGCCAATGCCTCACCTGGTGTCGTGGTTTGCTGTGATTGCCTTCTTGCGGTATCTTCTTTCGCTGCCTGGAGTTCTGCTGATTTGAGTGCTTCAAGTCCTATGGGCGCTTGAATTGTTGTTTGTTCTCTCTGCCCTCCACCAATCGCTATGAATTTTGCTGTTGCTTCTCCGGGTTTGTCAATGATTCCTGCTGCCATTGCCTGCTCTTTTGTGATTGGTTTACCTGTTTTAGGATCTGTATATGTTCCATCGCCTGACCCATACGTTACTTGCTCTCCACTCCCACCACCTCCACGACTAACAGAAGCACCCCAACCGCCAGAAACACCTGATTCTTGATTTACCATGTTTTACCTCAAAACAGAGATCTATATTTTTTAGCCAATGCTTTAACTTCTCTTACATGGCTCTGTGCAGCGGTCTTTGTAGAGAATGTTCTTTGAACTGTTGGTTTTCCTGCTGTCGGTTGTTGAACTACTTGATATTTTCTTCCTTTCTTTACTATATGTAATCCTCTTCTTAATTTTTTCGTTACCATTTAATTCACCTCTTTATTAATTGTATGTAGTCGTATTTATTCATATGCTTGCCAACCTCTACCTGATTTATATTGTGAGTACCATGTCGCATATACATAATATACCCCAACTTGGATAAATGTTGCGAGTATGCCAGGAACTCCAAAATCATTAATTAGAGTTGGAAGCACAAACAGGACAGCAAATAACACTTTTAGACCTATAAAGAAACTATCCCATGCCCAATCAAGATATAAGTCTATCTGAGATGAAATGCTTGTGTCATCTTCGGCCTGTGATGCATAACTATCCAAATCTGTAAGCGTATAACTTGCGTTGTTTGCAGGCACGTTCATATAATGATGATCAAACATTCCAGACGCATCCACAAACCCTATTGCAGCTTGAATCAATACTATAAATAATGTTATTTCGCTTGCTCTGCTCATGTTACCACCTTTTGTTCGCTCATCCTTAAATAACTGAGTATGCCAAGAATCAAAGCGATATGAACAAGCAAAGCGCTAACTTGAAGTGTTCCAACCCAATACAAAATCACAGCAGCGAAAGGCACAACAACCACGCCAAACTTGACAGACTTTGCAGAGAACAGGCCAGCAACAAAGATAAGTCCAATTATGCTAATCCAGTTGAGCATATCGCTTCCAAGCTTCTCTTGCAGTCCTGGCAGTTGCTTTGTTGCGTTGTTTGCCTTAAAATCAACCACATCAACCGCCTGACTGAATCCATATCTGCTTGATGTGCTATTCCAACCAAAGACATAAGTGAAATTGCCCATGACCACAGTACAATTCAGCGTTACCGGGTATGTTCCGCTGTTTTGATCCGCACAAACATTTGTATTATTTGAGTAATACCGCGCAAAGAAATTAATAGTGCTTGTCGTGCTTGAATTGTCGGAGTAGTAGAGACTCAAATTAGCATGCGTGGCATTGATTTCTGTTACAAAGAGAGTAGCATTTATGTCATTGAATTTGTCGCCTGTGTCAGGGAATCCTGTTGCTATCGTGATGTAATATGCCTCTTCCTTTCCATAAAAGTACTCTGTGATCGTTGCAGGCAGTCCACCGCCTGATAACTCGATACGATAGTATGTGTCTTTGATCAACTGAAACACAACTTGTCCCATGCTGTCAGTGGTGCCGGTGAATGATGGGTTTACGTTGCCATTCACAAATATATTTACAGTCACGCCAGGATACGGATCATCAAACAAGGACCGTACAATAAACTTTTCAAATACAAAGTTGGGAACATAAGGACTTATGTAAATTCGCATCGGCAGATTAACAGTTGTGACATTATTATACACAGGTGTAACTGCGAAAACCTGCGAATTGTCATATCCTTGCTTGATTGCATAAAGAGAATACGTCGAAGCATTTGATATATTTGTCGTGAATAAGAAATATCCGTTTGTGCCTGTCAATGCTGTGAATGTTGATGTTGAGTTTGTTAGATAGACAGATGCTCCGCTTATGGGTGTCTGAACGCCTCCAATATATTCAAAAACAATCCCATTTATTGCGGTCCCTGATATACTTGGCGTGGACTCCGAAAATGCAAACACGAATGTATCAGACCAATTACCCAATGTCGCGCCTGCATCGTTGTATGTCCTGACACGCCAGTAATGCGTGCCTGCATCCATTGCCTGCACTGAATAGTTGTTTGTGGTTGTCGTATCGACCTCAATAAGACTAAACCCTGCATCCTCAGCGACCTGAATTTGATAACCGGATGAACCTATTGGTGTCCATGTAAAATTAATATTGGATACTTGCGGAGGGAAATTAAACGAAAGAGTTGATCCGTTCGTGGGATATGTCAGAGTAGGCGTGAAATTTGAATAATCATAATCAAATAATATTCTAAAATTACTTACGATTAATGGGGCTGCAGTAGTTCCACGATTACCCCACAATTCTATAACATCACTATCAAATATTAAAATATTATTAAATGTTTCTGATATTGTTCCAGAAAAAGATATACCTATACCTTGTAATGAACCATAAGGAACACTATTTTTATATATTCTAATATTACTTGTTCCTGAAGAAAATGTAACAGCATCAAAGTTTATTTTCCAAGACCCATTATAATTTTCAGTTAGTCTTATCTCTTTCATTTTTGTAATAACTGATGCTGTAGTACTTGCTGATGAATCATTTGAATATTTTATGTTACTGCTGGCAATAATAGGCAAAAAAACAATCTGCTGCTCTGCTCCCACTGACGTTATTGCCGGGAGTGGCGTTGGATGATTGCGTACAAATGCGTTTTGGATTGTGTATGTGGCAAGCGTAAGGACCTTGAATGAGGCATTGATAGATGATGCTGGTATGTTCGTGGAGTGTGTCGCTAATATGACATTGTTGTAATAGAACTGAGCGTTTGTTGAGTTCTTCCATATGACCATGAAATGATTTGCTGTCGTGCCATATGCACCTAATGCAGTCTCCGTAACAGTCGTGTTCCTGGTCTCTGCATACTTGACGTTGATAGTATCCAGATTCCAACCCACACAAACGTTGCAGGTTCCCCACCCGAATGAGAAGAACCCATTTGTGGCGCTTGCGGTTATGTTTGCCTCCATTGCATATCCGGAGTTATAGTTTTGTGTCGAATAGATATTCTCTCCTACTGCATTGAGTGTCAGAACTCCATTTGAAACGGTTGGAGTTCCGGATGTAGTCCATTGCGAAGTATTGATCGCATTACCTGAGCAGCAGAATGAAGGAAACGTAAGACTGCCATTGCTTGAATCTACATGCGAGGCGTTGCCATACCATAAAGTGAAAGATCCGTTTGTTGTGAGATTTATCCAGTGTTTGCCTGTGGTGTTGCTCTCCCTGTAATGGTTAAGCAGGTTGCCTGATGCATCTGTGAAATACACATCAGTAAAGTTCACTGATCCATGACCATTCAGGAACACATTTGTTATGTTGTTTGTTCCGGATGCATTTGATAAAGTTAGATTGAATTGAAAAGGTCTGCTGCCGTTGTCAGGTGTGATTGAAACAGAATACAATGCCGATGCAGTCTGAGCAAAGATCATCAGAAAAAAAATTGCTGATATGAGTATGTTATTTGTCTTCATATGACATATATATAAACTTACTCATATAACTATTTTATGTTGCTTTGTTTCGCATTCTTGCAAGTTCAAAAATTCCAATTATAGAGACAATTATATATAATGAAACTTCCGACCATCCCTCGCCATATTTCCATCCATATTGGTTATACAGTGCGTTTATGTCTATAACTCCGCCTGTGTATGTCATTCCTAACAGAAATATACCTGTTGCGCCAATTGTAGACGCAAGCAGTAAGCAAAATATATAATCATGTAGTGTTAATTTTCTCATTGTTTTCATCTCCTGCATGCCTGAGCGCAATTATACGCTACTCGCCTGCATCCTGGCGTGCATTGCCTTGGCATCGTTACGATAGTTGATCTTACCTCTTTGAGTGCTTCGTATGCCATAATATCACAGTATCCTTATGCTATATGGATGTATTTTTGTTGAGTTACAGTATTTACAGTTTGTTACTTTTATTGTGCTTATGAATGTTTCTTTGCATGCATTACATACCCATTTATATTCATTTGACATTTACTTCACCTCTTGCTTTCCTATAAGTTCTCTTGAGAATCCATTGTTTACAGGGATATTCAACGATTCCATCATTGCAGCATCTTGAAGACCTGCAAACCATATATCAAAGAAATTTTTGCTCATATTATTTACCTCCTTAACAAATAATGTTCTCTCCAGGCACGCAAGACATTTTGCTGAGTGTCACATACGCCAGGACTTCCGATGCGCTCTTGCAGTCTGTGAGATGCAGCGTGACGCGGTTGTTTTCGCCTCCACATATCAACAGTTCTTTTGGTACGCTTATTCTTGGGGTTGTGTTGTCTTGCATGTTTGCCTCACTGATATTCTATATAACTATCTTCTGTAAGTTTAAATATTCTGATTATCTGTGCTTCTGTAAATTTTCCACATTCTACGGGCATAAGGCACTGATCATTTATAGTAACTTTTTGTTCTATAATATGCAAATATTTTTTATATATCAACTCTTCTGCATCTAAATCAAATAACTTAAGCATGAATTCTTTTCTTTTCCCCATATGTCCGCATCTTACACATTCATTCATATACTCAACTAATACTCTTTGCATTGATTCTGCTTTATCAAGGCGCTCTCTTGCATCATTGTCATTTAATATTTGTTTCATATTTGTATTACCTCATACTATACTATGAAGTGTTAGTATATAAATATGTTGTTTTATTCATGATGCTTATTATCATACAAAGCGCAACATTAGATAATTCTTATTAAGTTGATGCGATATAGGAGTTTCACAGGTTGTATCACAAGGACTGAGTACAGATCGCGTCCTATAACTCATCCTTGTGTCTTTCAAGTCACCCTGTGAGGGATTCTAAGGTAGGTATTTGATTTCTTATATTCCAGACGAATTTACCACGCTTTTTGTGTGTATTTGCGAAATCTTCAAGTTGATTTTTGTATGTTGCTGGTTTTAATACTGTTTTTTTCTTTTGAATTGTTCTTTGTCTTTGAATCTGTTTTGTAACTTGTTTTTGGATTGTCTTTTGAATAGATGTTTGTCTTTGAATTTGCTTTATTATCTGTTTTGCTTTTTGTTGTTGTTGCTGAACCTGAGATATGACATTACTCATTTTTTGAGGTGTGAATTGTATAATTTTCTGTTTTTGAATTTGTGGCGTCTTTTGCACTTGCTGAGAAACTTGCTTTTGTTTTTGCTTATATACAAACTGATGTTTTTGAATAGTTGGAACAATAAAAACTTGCTGTTGTAATTGCTTTGTTATCTGTATCTGCTTCTGTTGTGTTACTTGAATCTGTTTTTGTAGTTGCACAGTTGCTTGTTTTTGTGTTGTTATAGAAACTTGTTTTAATTCCGGGGGTTTAAGTTTTGTTTCCTGAATTGCTATAAGTTGCTGTTTACCGCTTTTAATTGTAACACCAGCTCCAACTGGTTCTTGAAATGTCTTTCCAAATTGAATTGTGCGTTTAAGTTCTTTGCCTTGTTTCAATGCTGACTGTCTTGGCGTTGGTATGCTACTCCAAACATCTGCGCCCATCCTGGCATTTTCATCTTTTATGAATCTCTTTAGTTCTGCTTTTTGTGTTCTTACAAGTCTTCTTGCTGCATATTCTGTATGTCTTACAGTAACACCAATAGGAACATGTGCAAATCTTGCGCCAGTAACAAAAGGCACAATCTCAGTAGATAATATCTTTCCTATCTCTTGCGCTCTGTTGTTTGATGCTGTTATCCTCTTCGCAACATCCGCGCCATAGTATCCGGCCATGACACCACCGGCAACATTCAAAGCAGATATTTTGCTTGTTACTTTGCCTGCTCCGACACCTCTTGTTAGGATTGGCGCCCTTGCAGCAAGCACACCAGCGCCTTTTGCGAGTGCTCCACCAACAAGAAAACTTGCTCCTGCTGTGAGTGGTTCTTCAACAAGTCCTTTTACAGCGCCTTTTTCAATTCCATATATTGCCTCTGCAACATTCCGGAATGCAAAAGGGTTAAGTGGTTTATCTCCTCTGAAAGATAATTCTGCTCTCCTATCAATTGCTTCAACAAAGTTCCTTATAGGTTCAGGAGTCTTTGTTTTGATTATGTCTGATACTTCAATATTCTTCTCAGATATGAATCTTTCAAGTCTCGCTGCTGGTCTTTGCTGTGCTGCTTTTGCACTTGAAACGAAAGGTACTCTTTTACCTGCAATGTTCACAAACACGCGCTCTGGTATTGCTTGCCTTCTCTGCGCTTCTTGCTGTGCTGTTCCTGTTCGCTTTGCTGCAAGTCCTCGAAAATATGCTTCTGCTGCTTGTGTGTTTCGAACGTCTTTTCTCTGCTCAACTGTCCTTGTGATTTCCAGAGGTCTGCCTTCTAAGTTCCGGCGTGCGAGTTCTATTGCTTCTGGCCTTGTTATCTCTCCGCGCTTGAGTGCTTCCTCAATTCCAAAGCGCTGTTCTATCTGTGTAGTTGTTGCACCTCCACCGATGGAACGCAACTTTTCAGCTGCTTCCCCAGGACGATCTATTCTTCCTGTTGCCTGTGCTTGCTCTCTTGTTATCTGTCTCCCTTGCTCATCAGTGTAATATCCTCCACTGACACCATAAGTAGGAGGAACAACAGGTTCAATTACTCTGCCACCCCCTCCCCGCCTCGCCTCTGCGCCATATCCGCCTCTTACTCCTTCATCTGCCATTATTTACCTCCTTGATAGAATGCAATCTCTTCAGCAGTTATGTTTTGCGGTAATGATTGCCCACCTGATCCGCCAGCATCATACTGCTCTGGCCCGCCTTCCGAGAATACATCATACTCCTGTGTTCTGATTGCACTGAGGAACATTATGATAATGCCTATCAATGCCGGAGCGATGCAAACAATATACAGCAAACTCATATAGAACGACACATCAGTATATGCCATGTCCCAAGGAGCAGACACATTATAGATAGATCCCGCAGGTATCACGCTTGTAGTTTCAAACGCTGATACCATGCCCTCGCCAGCAAACCCGAAGGCAATGAGAAGAATGATAGAAGCAATGATCCCGAAGAATGCTGCTGTAATGCCATTCCAAAGACTTGAAGGTTCTGCCATTATTGCACCCCTTCATTCCTGCGCTCAATTGCCCGGACCATTGACCATATAGTCAATGCGATCAATGCCAGCAAAGGCAGCGACACTAGCAGAGCAATAGCAAAATTCCAATATCCCAACCATTCTTTTGATAGGTCTCCTGCTGAAATAAATGGATTCATAATTGTTATGACTTCATTCATAGCTTAGTTAAAAACAATAGCATAGAGACCTACGCCACATAAAACTAAAAAGATAAAGAATATTGCATACGCTGCCATAGTGTTAGAATATATATCTCATTCTATAAATTAGTTTGTGTTCATGAGTTTGTAATAGTACGCAGACTTGAATAGCGTGTATATGCCAGAAAGCAAGAACACTGCTTCTAAGGACCCTACTACATACTGCTTATCTATGCTCGCTGTGATTGCAACCACGACAAGCCCGGCCAAGCTCAGCACGAACGCCCAGGACATGATGTGATATAATTCTTTTGCGTTTAACTTTGTTTCTATTATATTATTGTTCATTTGTTGCACCTTTCTATTTTTTATTGTCATTTCTGTAGTACATAATTAGATTATAATATATAGTATAAAATTGTTGTTGTTACCCATATGTTAGTCCTCTTGTTATCAAACTTATCTCTTGTTGATAAACTTGTAACCCTAACTCTTTATCAAACCATTTTATCATCTCGGTTTGTGTAAACCCTTGTTCTTTCATCTTCAATACTTTGTGTTTTATCATGGATATTTTTGTTTGTTTCTTTGGTGTTGATGTTTCATCTTCTTTTTCCTCTTCTTCTTCTCTTTTCCTTATAGCTTCAAGCTGTTTGGCTCTTTCAATCTCATAAGCTTGTTGCCAACTTTCTGGGGGCGCACCAATTACATGCCGTACATATCTCACGTTTCCTGTTTGTAGGAAAGGGAAGAATGTCTTTCCAAGATTATGTTTATATTCTATTCTTTGTACTTTACAAACAACAATACCATTATCAAAATCAGAATTAACTATTTCTATCTGGAAATTAAAAAGATTCCTCCAAACCTTGTCCACAAGGAATCCTGCTTGCTGAGTTGTGATAAGTGCATTGTGTTTCGGTCTCCATGTCTGGATGATGCTGTTCATATCCTTGGATGCTTTCGAAGCATAGTTGCGTGCGTTCATTGCTTTCGCTGCCACATCATCAAGCAGCAGGACATGATATGGTTGTGATTCATGCATGACCCTCTGCACTTCTTCAATAGATATAACGGCAAGATCTTTATCGAACTGGAAATAGTCCTCCGCAACACCACCCTTTTTAATGGCAATATGCTTTGAGATCTCATAAGCAAGTCTTTGTGCTGCCCATGACTTACCCATTCCGGCAATCGCTACAAAGCGTATCATGACATTCTGATTATGCTTGCTGCAAACAATATCTGCAAAGTAGCGCCCTAAGTTCTCAGGGTGTTTATTCGCCATCTTCTTCTCCTTCATCCTCTTTGATGATTACCTTTTGTGTATCATCAAGGCAATACCCTATCCTGTTCTCTGATGTGAGCGGAACGAACTTTCCATAGTAGTCTGTGACGCTGCCTAATGTTTTCAGACTTGCAATTATGATTAGGTCTATTTCATCTTGTGGCGGTATGTTCACATCTTCATGAACCTTCTTGTATTCTGCTTTCAAAACCTCAATTCTTGAATCAAGCTCCTTATATATCGCATCTCTCGCCTTGGCGCCCTGGATGGTTGAGATGATATTGAGCACCTGATAATAGACTTTGCGCGGTGATGCGTTGAAGTCTTGGGAGCGCAGGATTGCATCAATATTCAACCTGCTTGAAAAGTATGTTCCAACATACCCATCTTTGCCCTCTTTCTGCGGTGCATCAAGTGCGTAAAAGTTGCCTTCTTCGGTCTTTGTTGCCATTTATATCACATTCATCCTGAACAATTCGCTTTTGTATTCATCAAACAAATCAAGTCCATATGTCATGTTCTTGACTGTTGCATTGTGCTTTGATCGCAGGAAGTCCTTTGTCTTTTTCACAATGTCTTTATTAAGTCCTTTTCTATCGCTGCTCAAAAGATACAGACTCTCGAAGTGTGCAAGAAACAACTCAAACACACTGACAGGATTTCCTGGGCGCGTGGATGTGAGAAGCGACCGAAGACATGGTGCATATCCTGGCGCCTTGCATATAATTAGCACCTCATCCTCTATGCCTGCCTTTATCCTGTTCTCTGCCGGATCTTGCGGGACTTCCATTATGCTCCACCACCTGGGCGAACATTCACAATAATCATGTATGCTAGGACAAGCAGACCGCCAACAATGACTACTATCTTAAGCAAACCTTCCCATGCAGGCGGTTCTTTCATTATGTCATTGAGTGTGTTGATCTTTGTGATTGTTTCAAGTCTCTTCATGTCGTTTGACTGCGTTCCGATTGGAAGCAAAGACAAACCCTCATGCATGCTGAACCATCCGGGTTCGACCTTCCATGCTTTGAGTTTACCTTTAATTTCTTCGAATGTTGCTGTCAATGAATTAACATTTATGTCATGATACTCGGCATTATCACCGAAAAAGTCTTCAAGTGGATATTGCTGTATCACAGTATCTATGTCTTTAGGCAAGTCCGCGCCTGTTTTGAAAAGCAACTCCATCAGCGTAATGTCATCACGAATGAAATTAAGTTGCGGATACTCTTTTCTTATCCTACGCACCAACTGCACAATAGTTCTTGCTCCGTTTGGTGATGCCGGGAAGTAGAAACCTGCCCCATAGAAAAATTGCCTTGTTCCGTCTGCCAGTCTGCTTTCTGGCAACTTTCCCATAAGCAACGGGTCTATCAAAAGTCCATAATCGCTATTCTTTAGTTTTGCATCCTCTTTCTTTTCTTTATCACCGTTAAAGAAAAGGTTCCTTCCTGCCGGATCTACCATTGTGATAATTGGCGGAAATGGTTGCTCTCTTGCTGCGCTCATGACATGAAGTTCAGGATTGCTCCTCCTCATGTGGATATAATAATTTCCAAAATATGCCGATGCTGCGAAGAGTATGAAAATTATCACTCCTGCTATTGTTATGTATTCAAATCCAATATCTATTATCATTTAACTGCCTCCTAAGAAAGATAAGAATCCTCTTTTCTTCTGTGCTGGTTGTGCCTGGGTTAAAGGCGTTGTTGAAATGCTCTGTGCCTGTGTGCTCTCCTGTGATACCCTGTATTTGCCGTTAAGGATGCGTTCCCTTTGATTTCCTTTTGCTCTTGATGTTGTAGGTCTGTTGTGTGTAAGAATCGCATTAACGACGTTTGTGAGGTCAGGATTGCGTAAGTCAGACGGTGTGAAGGATGCTGTCGCAAATATCATGTCCTTCTCCAAGTCCAACCCAGTCCCCAAAACATCGTTTCGGGTTGTGCCATCATTGAGATTTGCCAGGAACCTATTATCTGCAAAATAGTTTTTCACGATGCCATGAAGCGCTCTTTTCGCAGACTGATAGATAAGCGCATCATCAATCATTGCATCAAGCTCTGCTTTGAAGTCTGTGTTTCGAAGGTTGTGATCATTTATAAGGTTCTCTTGCGTGTATGGGATGCGCTGCAATTGTTCCTCTTGCTGCTCTTCTGCATGCTGTGGTTGCTGATGTTCTTCTTCTGGCATTATTCACTCCTTGTTAGTTTTATTTTCTGTGATTCATCAATTATGTATATTGCACCAACAGCAGCGCAAACATACCAACCGGCAACAAACAGATAAGTTAGTATTCCATAATCATATTCAGGAAGTCCAGTAACAATTAATTGTTGAAGCACCAATATTATTATAAACTTTTGATAATATTTCATGTTTTTATTCACCTTTCTTTTTAAGTCCATCAACAATAAGCATCCTTGCTGTTGCTGATGTTGATAATCTGCAATCATTTGCTTTTGTTTGCAGTTGGTCATAGTCGCTCTGATCTAATGATACTTGAATAGTAATCATGAGTTATAATAAGTACTTGATAATATAAAAGAGTATTGTTTATAGAGGGGTAAGTTTCCTCACCCGCTCTTGTTCATACGCTTATGCTCTCATGCCCTGCAGAGTCCTTAAGAAACCGCCTATGATTGTTATGAAGGCAGCGACTTTAAGAATGCCTGCAATGCTGGTCCACAGTGATACTGCGGTCGGAACATCTGTATTGACTGAGCTATTCCATGTAGATCCTGCACCTGCGCCGGGAAGAACTACAGCCTGATCCATCTCGGAACCAATGAGAGGTATAATAACATATACTATCACCAGTCCAAGAACACCAATAGCCATTGTAACAAGACCTTGAATTGTCATTTGTCCTTTTGCCATTTATTTTTCACCTCCTTTAAGAGTATTCAATAATTGAATTTAATAATATATATAAGTTATGTTTATAAAAAAAAGTAAAATGAGAACAAAATTATGCTCTCATTCCCTGTAGAGTTCTTAGGAATCCACCTATAATGGTGATGAACGCTGCTACTTTCAATATTCCTGCAATGCTTGTCCATAACGATACTGCTGTAGGAACATCAGAATCTACAGTGCTATTCCAAGCAGATCCTGGAAGTCTTGATGCGTCGCATGTAGTTGCGTTTGTATTATCCGTGCATCCAGGAATAACAACTGCCTGATCCATTTCTGATCCTATTAGTGGTATAATTACATATACAATCACGAGTCCAAGAACACCAATAGCCATTGTAACAAGACCTTGAATTGTCATTTGTCCTTTTGCCATTTCTTTTCACCTCCTTTAATGATATATCTTATTTAAAGTTCATTATATAAATAAGTAACATTACCTTTTTTTTCTAAAGACACCAATTGCCATAACAATAGCAACAACTCCAAGAATGGGAGCAACGAATTTAGTTGTTGATATTGTGAGCACGTTCACATCATTGGTGCTGTTGAGTTGGTCCTTGTATGCCTGAGATAAGTTCGTTGATTTGCCCTCATCCACAGACCCAAGTATCAAAGGCATAAAAGCAGCGCCTATAACCATAATTGCAATTACAATCATTAAGGGAATTAATTTTTGTACGCTCATGTGTATGATTCCGCCTCCAGTTCTTCTTTTTCTTTCTTTTCGTTCTTTTCCATGATAGTAAGATTGATCTCATCTATGATAAACAATACGAATAACAAGAATGAAACCAAACCTAAGAATAACCACAAATAATTAAGTCCTGGAACCTGTATAGGAATGAATGTGTACGTTGTGCCGGTTGTCTGTATGAGAACAACATTGCCATTCAGGATAACCTGAGCATTGATATATGAGAGCACCGCAGCAATAAAGGATGTGATGATTCTTGCGAGGTTCTCTCTATATACCAATGAGAATAGAATAAGTCCAAGAGCAGCAACACACATGAAAATAAATAAACTAAGTGGGATTTCATTCATGATATATTAATATACCTTATTATATATGTAATTTGTGTTGTGTTACCAGGAGAGCTATGATAGGGTACTAAAAAACTGGTTTATCTCCTGGCATGCATTACTTATATTATATATAATATATAAAGATATCTATCCTGAGAAAGAAAGAAGCAAAGAAAGAGTATATTAATATATATTCTATATAACTAGATTTTATACTTATCTTCTTTTTGTTGCTTGCTTTATTTGCTTTGCGTTTCGTTGCGTTGCATGCTTCGCATTTACATTTAATTCAAGATTGGTCTATTTGCATGCTCAAGCGCCGCAAGGCTAGTATTATTATTACCTAACCCCCCTCAAAAAACGCGATCTTACCATACAGTTTTAACGACTGGGGGCGCAGTCGCTCCAATTTCACCTCTTGGAGAGTGAGGATATATCGAACTACCTATGTTTATACACCCAAGAATAAGACTTTTTCCATGCTTGTTTTTCCTTCCAAGCATTAATATCGTCTGTGGTTACATTCTTTCCACCGAGATTCTTTCGAAATGCCATGATATCTTAATAATTAGTTATAATATTTATACTTACTCTGACACTGTGTGCCATGTTACCATGTGACACACTAACACAATTACTTTCAGTGTGCTTTTTAATTAATTGAAGGCGCCTTAAAAAAAGTGCGAGTTGTTCAAAGGCGCAATTGTTATATAGTTTTAAAACTACTTAATACTTGCGAGTTGAACAATATGTTACTCAAAATAGATCAAGAACTTAAAAACTTAATTCCTCCACTCACTCACGAGGATAGAACCGGATTAGAGAACAACATAAAAGCAAATGGTTGCGAAACTCCTATCACTGTATGGGATGGAACCATTATAGATGGACATAATAGATATGAAATCTGCATTGCTAATGGTATTCCATTTGAAGTAAAGGAGATGCACTTTGCAGATAAAGACGATGCGAAAGTGTGGATGATTAAGCATGAACTTGAATGGAAGGGTAGGCGGTTGCTTCCTGCTATTCGCTTGTCATTGACTGATAAGATGAGGGGCATCATAGCAGAGAAAGCAAAGTCACAGCAAGGAAAGAGAACAGACCTTTTGTCAACATTGACAGAAAGTGTCGAACCTATTGATACTCGTAAAGAAATCGCCAAGATCGCCCAGGTATCCACTGGAACAGTAGCAAAGTACGACATAATTCAGAATGAAGGCACAGAAGAACAGAAAGCGGAATTGATAGAAGGTAAAGCATCAATCAATAAACTATATCAAGAAATTAAAGGCGGTAAACTAAAGACACCTGAACATCTCATGGATAAGTTCGAGCCGGAAGAGATTGTTTATGAAACATCAGAAGAAATAGATTTTCCTAAAACAAATGAACCTGTTGATAAGTTACCTGCTATTGAAGATCATGATCATTGTGTGTATACTCCATTCATCCCAA